AAACAACGCAAATTAGCTGCTGTTGCACCTCCAAGAGATAAGATTACTACTGCTGATCTTAAAAAATTACGTTCCAAAAAGAAAAAACGTAAAAAGAAATGAAACTAACTACTCGCCAAAAGAACAAGCTCAAAGAACATTCAGAGCACCATAGTGATAAGCACATGGAGTTTATGAAAAGACGTATGAGAGCAGGAGACACTTTTACTCAAGCTCATAAAAAAGCACAAGCGAAGGTAGGAAAGTAATGCCACGCAAAAAAGGAGTCAGTTTATCAGTTGGAAGAGGGGAAAAGTCCAAAAGAGGTGGACTGACTGCTAAAGGACGAAAAAAATATAATTCAGCTACAGGAAGTAATCTTAAAGCACCTGTTACAAAGAAAAAGAATTTAACACCAAAAGAAAGAGCCAGAAGAAAAAGTTTTTGTGCAAGAATGTCTGGCATGCCTGGACCATTAAAAGATAAAAAAGGTAGACCCACTAGAAAAGCGTTAGCATTAAAACGATGGAGGTGTTGACATGACTTACGCATTACCAGGGAGAATCCCAACCAGTATTACAGCTAGTTCCTATATTGGTGGAACGGATAGTCCTTTTACTCGTACCAGAGCTGTACTGGACATGATAAAGGGGTGGGAGATAATGAAAGCTGTCACCGAAGGAACAGAATATCTCAGAGAAAACAGCGAAGCTTTTTTACCTTTAGAGCCAAGAGAAGATTATGATGCTTATCTTGCAAGAGTTAACAGATCAGTATTTAGTCCTTTTACACAAAGATTAATTAGAGCAGCTACAGGATTAGTTCTTCGTAAACCAATAACTTTAAATGGAGATCCTTATTGGACTGAAATGTTCAAGATGGATGTTGATGGTTGTAAGTCTGATTTAGATGAATATGCAAGAAGATTATTAATGTGTTCATTGACTTATGGTCAAAGTCATATCCTTGTTGATTATCCTGCACCTTCTGGTGCGGTTAGTCTTGCAGAAGAAAGAGAACAAAATCGCAGACCTTATTGGATAGAAATAGATCCTAATAATATTTATGGTTGGAGATTGGATCGAGAATCAAATTACGGTAACTTGATACAGGTGAGATTAGCTGAAAAAGCAGTATTACCAGATGGTGAGTTTGGTGAGCAGATTTATGACCAAGTGCGAGTTATAGAACCTGGACGTTTCCGTGTATTTAGAAAAAAACAGACTGTTGAAGATATGTATGAAGATGATGACGGAGTATATCAGGGTAATATGTTGAATCAGGTAATTTTTCATTAGGTGAAGTACCTTTAGTAACGATTTATTCAGGAAAAGTTGAAAATTTAGTAAGTAAACCACCTTTGCTTGATATTGCATATTTAAATATTGCACATTTTCAAAGACAAGCTGACTTGATCCATAGTTTACACGTTGCATCACAACCAATGCTTGTAATGGAAGGTTATGACGATCAGACAAAAGATTTAGCTATTTCTGTTAACTATGCGATGGCAACTCAACCAGGTAATAAAGTTTATTATGTAGAACCAGCTTCCAGTGCATTTGAAGCTCAATCTGCTGAGATAAAAGAATTACAGATGCAAATGGCAACTCTTGGTATTAGTACATTAAGTCAACAAAAATTTGTAGCGGAATCTGCTGATGCAAGAAGATTAGACCGTGTTGATACTAATTCAATGCTTGCAATGGTATCTATGGAGCTAGAGCAAAAATTACAAAAAGCATTTAATTTATCTGCTGAATATGTTGGAATCGAACCACCAGAAGTAAAGATTAGTAGAGACTTTGATATTGAAAGATTAATAGGACAGGATATTACAGCATTAACCTCCTTGTTTGACCAACAAGTTATTGATAGAGAAGAGTTCCGAGATATTTTGGTACAAGGTGAAGTCTTACCAAGTGCTAATGAGGTCAAATCTGAATAGTTTGTTAGAATTAGGAGCAAATACATGAAAAGCATGTCTAAACACATTGATTATGTTCAGCAATCAGATGGAACATACAAATGGGAGATGGCAGAGATTCCTGCCGTCAAATCCTCT